AGGCAACTCTTCTTTCCATGACTTCTCGTAATCGCTTAGTCATAAAAATAGTCCGAGGTGTATCTTGTTTTGTTTGCCATAAAGATATTGTGTTCATGGTAAAATTAACATCTTGCTTTCTAGTTTTAATTGCTTCAGTCCAAGGTCTAGCGCCACCATCTACAAGGTAGATAGAAAAGTCATGTACATCGTGCATACCCCATCTAATAGCTATATCTAAATGTAGCTTTTCTTCTTCGGGAGATATAAACCGCTTTCTACTTTTAGCTTTTTTAAAGAATGGTATGTAAGGCTTAGTATCAAGTCTGCGCTTACGCATAGCATAAGTAAACAGTTTGGATAAGCATGATAGTTTACGATTGATTGTTGAATTAGATAACCCTGTACTTTTTAGATAATCTATAAATTCATCTATTAAATCATCATCAATATCTGAAAGTAATCTATGGCTACCAAAGAAATCAATAACACTAGTTACATTAATAAGAGTAGTCTTTTTTGATTTAGTATTCTTCCACTCATGTTCCCATATATAATCTTTAGCGTCTTGAGTAGTCCACTCTTTCTTCTTCTTTAAATCAATCGGCTGTCCATACACTAACTTTTCTTTTAGGTCATTGTATTTTGTATTAGCTTCTTCTTCAGTAGTGCAAGTTGCAGTATGTCTGTTACCATTAAAGCTAACATCTACCTTCCAACTTACAACTACGCCTTCCTTGTTGTAATTAGGGCGTACCCCAGTTCCTTTTGCCATTTTACCTCCAGTTTATTTAATGGTTTTTATTAATGTATTTCTAACAATCTTACCTTTAGCAGTTAAAGATATTAACTTCTGTCGCCTATCTGTAGGGTCGTCATAAGTAGTTATCAATCCTAACCCTTTACCTGTTCTTTTAGGTCTTGATGATAATGTTGTTATATTCCTAGACAATGTTGCGCTGTTGTATCCTAGTGTCGCATTGGCTTCAGAAGTTTCAACATCCTTTTCGCCAAGGTAGCATATTGAAATAAATAATCTAGCAACTTGTATTGGTAAACCTTGTGAGTTTGCTAAATCTTTTTCTAATAGTGCTAACTCTCTAAAAAGGGATGTTAGTTTAATTAGTTCCGTCATTCTAACTCTTTCTTGTAGCTACTATATACTAGTAGTCTTTGTTTATAATTATTATACTTATTATTTAATAGTTTGTACATCATTTAATTTTACTACTTATGATAATTTTTTGTGAAAATATTTTAATGATTAAATTATTTGAATCTTCCCAATAAAAATCAAAGTTATAACCTTTAGTTTTTTCTACATCAAGATAAATTTCCCAATATAAAAAAGTAAAAAAAGTGTGATATATCATAGTGCCTCGCTTATCTTAGGTGAATCAGCAATCTTATCAGCGTCACCTTTTATGCTGTTTCCATTTACTTTACATTTGTTACACCTTGTGTAACTCACTTTAAACTTCATGTGTGCTTCCATGTTAATAATCCTTTCATTATTAAAATTGAGATTATTCTCATTTATTATATCCTACCCCGTACTAATTTCATTTGTCAAGAGCTACTAGAGTACGGAGGATGTATTTCTAGTAGCCCTTATTATTCTAGTGTTGCCACTAAAATTCTTGTTCAAGGTATTGTTGAATTTTTTTTATACCTCTGTAATAAGCAGTTTTATCTAGCTTTGAGGCTGTCGGTTTCTGTCCGTTTTGTATGCCTTTAGCTTCAGCCCTTGTTAAAGGTAAATCTAGTTGTACATAACCTGTAGGCGCTTTTTTCATATAGCTTCTCCCTTATCATCGGTTACAAAATAAATTGGTATATTCATAGCTGTAGATATTTTACAGGTCTCATTCATATAATCGCAAAGTGTTACTATGTTATCTTTGTTATCATCTGTAAGCCCTAAATTGTTTCTATGTAAGGTACTTTCAATATTATAGTGTGCCATAATTCCTCCTACTATATGTTGTGTTATTAATAGTTTTATATACTAGGTTATTATTTACTGTAATCTTACAGCAAATACAAGAGCAAAAATAAAAAAGTTGTGGGATGTGATAGTAGGCTTGAAAATTGGGAATAAAAAACCCCCAAGAATAAATCTTGAGGGTCTAGTTTAGAATGGTTCTAATTATAAAGCATTATATATTTTATCTTTTAATTTAGGGTCAAGCCTAGATAAAATATTATTTAAAATTTGATGCCTACTCATAGCCAAGCCATATTCAATATGTCCTGTTTTAATGTGTTCATCATGTATCTTCTTTATGTCGTTAAGTTCATTAACAGTACCATAACGAGAAGCAATTAATAAAACATTTTCACTATGTGCATTGTTGTTAGTATTTTGTTTTAAAGTTTTTACTAAATCAAAGCTCATTATATAACCCTCCGAGTATTTCTTTCTATTTCAACAACCCACCTACAATCATCAGTATATTTTGCACTATAGTTTTCCTGTACTTGATAGTGTTCACAATCCCAACAAACATAATCAGTTTTAGGATTACATTGGTTACAATTTTCTTTTACTATTAAAAAATCTAAATCTAATTCTTTGTGATTATAAATTATTTCATCATCAATTATATAGGTGTCTATTTCTTCACTCATTAATGTTAGTGTAAACATCGCCTTTAATCTCCTAAAATATTTTCCATGTGTTTATCGTAAATACAAATTAAATTAAATTTTTCTTGCCAGTCTTTAGCTCTGGCATATTTATAATTAAAGATTGCAGTATATATTTTTTTCTTAATAAATTTAAACATTTGCTTTACCATATTTCCCTTGCAGTAACTTCAAGATTAAATGTCATAGTGTCGTTATAATATCCTTCACCTTGATCTGTCATGGTAAAATCTAAAGCTTTATAAATATCACCTATACAATGTGGCTCACCTTCATAAACAACTTTCTTTGTAATCTTTGGGGTTTTTAATTTTAGATGTTTCTTTTTTTTATTATCCCAATAAGTATCTGACTTATCAACTCTTGTTATTTTCATATTTTCAAAACTAATCATAATTATTTTCCTTCACCAATTTTTAAGTTATCCATTTTGTCAAGACGTTGTAATTTATCTGCTAGAGTTAAATCACTCCAATCATCCGGTACTATAATTCCGTCTTGTGTTGCGTAAAATCTAAGTCTTTGATCTGCGCGTTTATGTGAGTCAATTAATGGCTCATTATTTTTCATTGTCATAAGATCAAACATCTTACTTATATTTTGTACTGTTTTTAAATTATCACTCATTTATAATTTCTCCTTCCGAGTCATATTCTGGGTAATACCCATTTGTTAAAAAGAATAGAAAATCTTGTTCACCTGTATCTTCTAATTCTTCAATTCGTTTTCTATTAACTTTAAAGATAGGCATAGTTCTAAGTCTGCCATATCCGTCTCTTATTACTGTTTTAAATTTGGTAGGTATGAAAACTTTTGTTTCTAAAAAGTTATTGGCAATATGTCTGCCATAACTACCTTCCAATTGTAACCACAAACCACTATTTACTTTTGATAATGTACTGTGAAATTGTATATTTATTTTCATTTCTTATTTTTCCTTTTCATTTCTGCATATTTAATATCAGCTAAATCAAAATGTTTTTGTAATGCAACTGCCGGTTCGTCTTTATGATTATGACAAACCTTGATTATTCGGTTGTAAAATTTAATTGCTGACTTAGAAATTCGTTCTGCGTTTTTTGAAGATTTAGCAAATTCTAAATTATGATCTATTGCGTCTTGTAAATATGCAATTCGTTCATTATGACCACAAAATGCTAAGTCTTGATACAAGCCACTAGGTATTATGTGATCCTTGAGATTATTATGTTTGTAAAATATATTCATTTTTTTTACCTCCGTTGAACACATTGTACACTAATTGGCTACAAGATACAATATATTTTGGCTACAATTATTTGAGGGTATGCAACGATTACAAGGAATATTAGTTCACCTTAACAACATTTAAAAGGTGTTGTGGCTATAATATGTTTGCAACGAGTCGTAAATGGAACTATTGTTGGGTTTAGAATTTATTGATTCTAGAAATTAGTAAATTCATCTTGGATGATCTAACAAGACTCCTTTTAAAAGTGTGGGTATAGGTTGTTAGGTCGGAGGTTAATTACCTTTTCATAGGCCTATACCCATACGTTAGTGGTGAAGAAATTGCAAACAGAAGTTATAGAAGAACCGAGCTATGTGGGGAAAGACCCAAACCAGAAGCAGATCATTGAAGAATGGTGTGAGAATAATAATTTTAAAATTGGTGATGAATGGTTAAGAGCCGGTATCAAGTGGTTAAGTAATGGGTCAACATCTGATAATCCGTTAGATTTATGGTTCTATGGTTATGTATTTAATTCTACTAATAGGCATAAGTTTTCAAGACATAGTAGAATGGAATTTGGAAAATATTGTGATGAAGGCGCTGGATATATAGTAGAAAATAAAGCCAGTTTAGATCAAGTAATGTCTAATATATATGAATCGGCAAAACGAATCATACCTTCTAGTGCTGACAGTACAGATCAAGAGAGAGTAGATCATTATGTTAAGATAGCAGAAAAATATATTGTTCAGATAGTAGATCAAATTATACCTTTAAAACAAGAATACGGAGAAGTTAGAACTCAATATCCAATAGTCTTATCTATGAAAGGATTGACTGTTCCCTTTATTGGCTTTGCTGATTTTGTATTTATTAAAGATAAAAAAATATCAAGAGTATTAGAATTAAAAACAATGTGGCCTAACCCTAGAGGCTATTATAAAAAAGATTATAAAGATAAAAAAGCAGGTGATCGTATCTGGACTAAGCAAAGTTTACCGGTAGAGGCCAAGACGATCAATCTCCCCCAACTTGCTATTTACTCTGCCGGTTTAGATAGTCTGTTAGATATATTGTATGTCAATGAAGATGACTCTGTACTCATGCAATATGAAGATCATCCGGAAATGCAATGGGAAAACTTAACTAAAATTTTAAGTTATGTAAGGGCTAATGCAATCACTCGGCAAAATATTTTGTCTATATCAGATGACCCAATGGAACTTTATCAAATTATACAGCCAGATTTTTCTCATTGGAAGTGGCGAAGTGTAGAACCAGAATTTTTTAATGACGCAAAAAACTTATGGCTTAACCAGAAAGGGAAAGTATGACAGTCGAAAAAACCAAAGCAAAACCGGTAGAAAAAATAAAACCTATTCCAATAAAGGTTAGATTATTTAATGCAATTTCTGATTGCAATTCGGTAGCGAAACAAAACAATAAGTTTGTTAAAGGTATGGCTCACAATGACGTAAATGACGTTATTCGTACAGCTTGTATTGACAACAGATTATTACCAAGAATGGAACATCAATTTGAAAGAACAGCAGAAGGTATAGCTGTTACATCTTTCTTCTATGTTGAAAATCCAGACTCCGGTTTTCTAAATGATTCCGGTGAAATGAAATATGAAGTATCACTTGTGGGTACAGCATTTGCATATTCAGAATGGACTACAAGGTTAGCCCATGCACAAGTAGTTGGTTCTACAATTAGCTATGCCGATAAATATGCAATGGCAAAAGGATTCTTTTTAAGAACATCTGATGAAGATGATTTAGACCATGTGTCTAATAAGCTTAACAAGAATGTTGGAGGTGGTGAAATTAAGAAGCCAACTTCTTTAAGTAATCTTATCAATAAATAACAGAAGGAAAACAATATGGCTTATGACGTTTTAGCTAAAGGAATGTATGTTTCTATGAAGGCCAAAGGTGGCACAAAGGAACATGAAAGCGCTAGTGATTTTAAAGCGCAATTTAATGACGAAGAATCAACAAACATTTTGTTTGATAAAGCTTTGATTGAACGTATGCAAATGGACAAAGGTTGGATTCAATTTGACGCATACTTAGATTTTGGTGGCAAGACTGATAACGAGGGTAACTCTATTAGCGACATGGTCAGACAAATCTTTGACGAAAATGGTGGTAAAATTAATATTAGATTTAAGCCTAAATATAATAAACCACAGGAATAACAATATGCAATATGCGAGTGAAACCTGCGATCATGCCAAAAATTTAGTGCAAGGTGATAGACAAGAACAACATGGCGATAAGTATGAGAACCATATGAATATAGCTACCTTATGGTCAGCCTATTTAAAGTTATCGATATCACCAGATGATGTAGCAGTTTTATTCGCATTAGCAAAGGTTGGTAGAACATTAGCCGGTAATTACAATCCAGATGATTATATAGACGCAGTTGGATATATGGCTATTGCACATGAACTAAAATCAAAAAGAGAAGATGAATTACAACATGAGAGAAGTAAAAATACCGAATAGAATGACTGGCACAGGACAAAAATTTTTAATACGAGGAACAAATGGTGGTGGTTATAAAACTCATGCCATGATTTATTGGCCATTGAAAGACGTTAACAGCGATGGATTACCAAATATAAGAAAGTTAAAAATATCGGCAAGACCATTAAGAGGCGCTACTGCGCCATATGATTTTGTTAATACATTGATTGAAGAGTCTTTAATTGGTTTCAATAGAAACTTAAAAAAAGGTGGGGATTTTGCAGAAGAATGTATTGCACTAGGTAAGAGTGGTTTTGTAGGTGTTGTATCTAATTATATAAAAGAAAATCTAAATAAAATAATTAATGAAAAACCTACCGGTAAAACAATTGAATTGCAATTGGATAGCAAAAATAGATTAAGCATGACTTATAGAAATGAATTAGAAAATGGAGAAATTATATAATGAGTAATACTACTAAATATGAAAACAGAATAATACATAAAACATTATCCGTATCAATGCGTGAGGATGATCTGCTTATAGTTAATAAAAAATTACATGAGATAGTAAATTTTGAAAACAAAATTTGGAAATCTAAAGCAAAAGAAATTGAAGGTAAGGCTAAAGAAAATGGAATTGATGTACTTATAAAGCCACAAAAAAATTATGTAAGTAAACAAGAAGTTATAAAAAGATTGATCTTTAAAAAATGGGAAGAAACTGTTGGTATTGAGGATTTAAATATAGAGGTTGGATAATGTTTTCAATTGAATCAAGTAAGAATAAAGACGTAATATTTCAATCTAATGACGAAGATATTACACATCATATATGCGATTTATTAAACAAGTACAGTTCACATACTACTTATAATGTCTTTCCTAAGAGAGACAAAGAAGAAGCTAAAGGTATTCCAATTTAGTGTTTACTGGTGAGAGAGTTTGTAAGCTTTGTAATACTGTTTTTCAATATACTAAGCATCAAAAAGGAAAGCTCTATTGTTCAAATGTGTGTCATAGGAAAGCAAATTATACTCCTAGATTCGGTAAGGCAGGAAGGCCAAAGGTAAATGTTTAAACATATTATGAGAATTGTAATAGCTATTTTGCTTTTATATATTGCATATACAAATTACAATTATGTCAAAGTAGGTTGGTGTGAGTCAGAGATTCAAATTCTGCGCGATCAAGTCAGCCATTTATATTTTTTATCTAATAAATAATTCACTTGCAAAAGTTCACTAAAGGTGAATAATGGCTACAAGTTAATTAATTTTGTGGTGAATTTAATTTAATATAATGGAAAAAAATAAGTCTATTGGCCGGACACAGCAAATTCAAGAATATTCAATTTCTATATTCTTAGTCCAACGATTCGGTCATTTCTTAAATAAAGCTTTAATTAAGGCTATTATTTTTTATTGTGTTATCTCAAATTTTATAAGTTCACCCATTAGCAAGTGTTCACTAGTTCATTGTTGTTTTGTGATGATTCGACAAATTAGAACCAAGTTACCAACAAATTTACTAACAGTAAGGAATATCGAAATATGTGTATGAAAATTAGCATTGACAACAAAAGGACTGTATTTAATTATTTGCGTTCAAAAAAATTTGGAAAGGATGCATTAAGCAGAGATGAGGCAACAGAGGTTTTAAAAGATGAAACCATGTGTAATTTTTTATATTTACATATTGAACAATTAAAGGAGGTTTACAATGGCAAATATAGTTCAACTAAGTAGTAAGCAAGTCGTAAGACAATGGCAAAGTGAAGTAGGTCAATCACCTATTTATAACATTTATCGTAAGGGTAAATTTTATGGATATCAAACCAAAATAAAAAGATTAGATGGTTCGGTAAAACAACTTACCAGTAAAGATTATAATAAGCTAATCGGTAAAATTAAAATTACATTAAAAAAAATTGATGAAGGTAAGTTGCTTGTAAAAAGACCTAAAGCAACAATTCTTAGTTGCATACAAAGTTATGTAGAAGAATTAAGAAAACAAACATTGCTTTTAAATCGCCAAGATAAACCGGTAGTATCTTATCAGAATTTTAATTATAAAAGTGGTTTAGCAAAAGTAGTAATTGAGACAATTGCAAAAGACGATGTCTTATGTAAGAAAAATATAAACAGTTGGCAAGGCTATGACATGGTAAGAGTTATGGCAATTTTAAGAGAACGATCTTCTTCTGCTAATGTACTTGGAGCTTATTTGCGTATTGTAAAAGACTCATTCTTTCATGCAATGAATACAAATGACTTTGATATACAAAAAGAAAATCCGGCAGTTCAATATAAGAAAAACCCAATCAACATGGCAGAACTTAAAGTTGATCCGTACATACATTTAAACGAGACTATGAACTTAGTGGAAAGATGGCATATGCCACTAGTCAATAGGTTTACTGCTACTTTTGATGATAACGTCTATAAGATTTTAATTCGTTTATGTTTTAGTTATGGATTAAGAGTGGGAGAGGCACTTGGATTAAGTGTAAATGATTTTATAGATAGGGAAGGTAATATAGCACCAAAGCTTGATGTATATAGTCAGATAACAAAAGATAATTTTAAGAGAGTAACAAAAACACCATCCGGTAAAAGATTAATACCAGTCGGTAAGGGTTTGGCAGGAGAGTTAAGGGATTATATTAAGTTTAGGAAGGATAACGTCTATGATAGTAATTGCGATGCAATGTTTCCATATGATCGTTATGGTAAGAAAGGATATCATGTATATCGAACTGCACATAAGCAATTGACTAGATATCTTGTAGATGAATTTAAGTTACCAGATAATCACAAATTTCATTTCTTTAGGCATTGGTGTATTACTAATTGGAAGCGCCATTCTATACATACTGGTTATGATATAAGTAGGTTTGTAGGTCATAAGAATCCGGCAGTAACAGAAAGATTATATACTCACTTATACTGTACTCAATTAGAGGAAGAACAGCGAGTAGATAAACAAGAGTATTTAGATAATTTACTTTTTTAAATTAAGTAAATGATCTAAAGGATTTTCTGGCAAACCTAATTTTTGTTTTCTGGATTTTTCTTTTTCTGCTCTTTCATTCATGCATTGTGTTTCAAAACATTTATCCCATTTAGAATGGTGATAATATTTTTTGTGCATTGTAGGTTCAAATAACTCCTCTACAATAAAAGCATCACCCCTTAGTACTTTTTTAGTACATATTTCGCATATGCCCAAAACATCGGTAGCAGGATATTTCCTTGTGTACGGATGATATTTATTAGGCTTTCTATTTACCAAAAACTTTTGATGCTCCACGAATACCAAAACTAGCGCTTACAATAATTCCTAATGTGTATTTGTACCAATCCGGTGTCATAGCCAGAGCAGTAAAACCTCTTTCAACATATTCAACAGTAAAAGGAAGAAAGCAAAGGAGTAGAGGTATGCTAAACAAAATAGTAAGATATTCGTCTTTCCAAGATTCCTTACTTCCTTTAATTGCTTCAACATCCCAATCTATTTCTCCTTTAATTTGCTGTTTAACAATTTCAGTTTCAGCTTTAATTTTTGTTAATTTTTGCTCGGCTTTAGCTTTGCGTGTCTCGACAACACCTCCAACTACACTACCGGCAATATCCATTAATGGTTTTAGCCACATCATACTTCTTGTCCTTTATCTATGACGCATGAAAATTCTAGACTCAAGAGACTATCATTTTGTAAATTTTCCAATGCGTGTGTTAATTCATGTGCCAGTTTTATTTTATTTAAAGATAAAAAATCTTGGCATTGTTTTTTAGTTTCAAATTTTATGACTTGATAATTACTTTCTATTGGTTGGCCAAATTGTAAGGTAACAATAACCATAATTGACCATATTGAGGCTAATAACTCCATATCGTAGGCCTAATTACACCCTCTTGTGCTGTAAGCATATCTAAATGGATAAATCTGGAGCTTCCCTTTTGTTTGATACCAATACCCATAAAATTCATTTCCATAGCCATTTTGAGCAGTATATAAGCTCTTTCTCGATCACAAACGATGTCAACAGCCTTGCCGGTGGTATGCGATCCACCACCATTACCTTTTGCTACTTCAATGCTATGGAGAGGGTCGCGATAGAAAGAACTAATGACAAACGGAAAACCACATCGTTCTCTAAGGGTGGTTAAAGTGTCCATAAATCTTTCATCATATCCAAGTATATTTGTTTCTTTACAAACAACTTCTTCCATACTGAAATATTTATAATCCCATTTATCAACGTATTCGTGTGGGTCTTGAATTTTTATTAGATCATCATTTATCATTTTTTCATTTTCTTTGGTTGGGTTACTGTTCCATCTTCCATTACATAAATCATTTTAATATTTAATTTTTTTTGTTTTGCAGATGGTACTCTATGTATTAGTCGCATATCTCCATGATGCCATCGCTTACTACCATACTTAACA